AACTTAGCACTTAAATCTAATAGTAAGAGGAAGTTAATAGCAGTTAAAGATGAATTAGCTAAAATTAGAAAAGCAGGATTAGATCAAGGTGGAGAGTTCAGTGTTGAGAATTTGACTTTTAAAGTCTTACGTGCTCGTGGATTCATAGAAAAACTTAGAGATAAGATTCGCGAACTAGAAGATACAGAATTAAGTTTGAGATCATTATGAAAATAGAACAACTATTAAACGAACATAAGAAAGGCGTTAAGGCTAAAATTTACAACAAAAAGCCTAAACCTCTTGTTGGTCCCGAAGCATTAAAGGCAAAACAAAAAACAACTCCACCTAAAACTGAATTAGAAAAACATAGTAAATTAAAATCAAAATTACAAGAAGATGCTGATTTTGAATTTGATATGAAATTAGCTAAAATTCTAAAACAACGTGGATACAAAGGCCCTATTAAATTAGAACAACTTGGGATGAAATGGATTAACGCTATAGGCGACATCGTTGATATAGATGACGGTATAATGGTAAAAGGATCGGATCCAGAATACGATAGCTGGGTTGCTTATGTTTACGAAATGGGTCGATATGCGTATGGTGCCGAAGAAGGTTATCAAACTGGAAATGCCAAAAGCGTAGAAAGAGATACTAGATTAGAACAAGATGTAACTGAAATCTCAGTGCAAGACAAGTTACACAAACGTCATCAAGAACAAAGAAAAAAATCTGGATTGCCTGACCCTGACTACTATAAAGAATTAAAATCAACATATGATCTTCCTGATGAAGAACGTCAAGCTAAAGCATCAGAATTAAAAAAGAAATATAATGTAAAAGAAGAAACTGATATGAAAGAAGCTAAACAACCAGAAGCTCCTAAGCCAAGAAACTTTGTGGCTAAAAATGCTAAAACAGTAGGTGCTGGCAAACACAAAGATGAGAAAAAAGCCAGCAAAGAAGTTCGTGGACAAAAACATAAGAACAAAGAAATGGCTGAGACATACGATCAAGCACGAACTGCTCGTATTCGATATGCCTTAATGTTAAAAGAAGGTGACTGGGATCAACAAAGTGATGAAATGACTCCTCCAGAATATGAAATGGATCCTGAAGAGTTAAAGGCATTACGAAACACAGAATTCAGTGATGAAGAAAAATTACAAGCAATGATTAAATTAGCTGCTGGCGGAACATCAGATGAAGAAATTGCTAAAATCTTTGACATGGATAAAGAAATGGTAGCTGGCATTTTAGATGATTACATCGAAGATATCGAAGCTGCTACAGATCAAGATGCCGATGTCAAAGAAGCAGAAATGGGTAAAATAATTGATTATAAACCAGGACTAACTGCTACATTGAATACTGGTCCAGGCATGACTACTATTTTAGATTTAAAAAAGAATCCTACAAGTTTAAGTAAAGATCCTGCTACAGGAAAATTAAAATTAGTAGGGCCACAAGCACAAGGTACACCTGCACAACAATCCACACAACAGTCGACGATTAAAACAGGTGATGCTGTAGAAATAGGAAAAACTACAGAGGACCTATTAAGATTAGCAGGATTAAGATAAGGAAAGAATTATGAAAATTAAAGACGTTGTTATTAAAGAAGCAGATTTTTCAACTGCGTATGCAATGAGAAACACTCAAACACTACCTGTTGATACAACCAAGCCTGGAACAGGAATGGCGGGAAGTCAAGGGGGTCGACCTGCACCAGCCGCAGCCGCACCTGCACCAGCCGCACCTGCACCAGCAGCAGCAAAACCAGCAGCAGCAAAACCAGCAGCACCTAAAAAAGCAGCACCAGCAAGTGGTAAAGTTCCTCCTCAGCCTACATTAAACGGCAAGCCAAGTACTGGTCCTAAAGGTCAAGCATGGTTACAGAAATACGGAGCAACACATAATCCAGACGGTACACCAAAAGCGTCAGTTGATCAAGCTGCTGTGCCAGCATCTGCAAATGCATCAAGTAGTTACACTGGAGCACCAGCAGCACAACCAGCAGCAGAACCAGCTACACCGTCAGCTGGAACCACAGCAGAAATAGATAGATTAAAACAATTAGCGATTGGCGGACAACAGCCAGCAGCACAAGCAGCACAACCAGCAGCAGCAGAACCAGTAGCCACTGCAAATGCAGGAGATAACTCCGGTGAATGGGCAGCAGGTCGTCTACCAATGTCTACCACAGCACCTGCTCCAGCACAACAAAATACAGCAGCACCTAATAGCGGAAGCTCTTATACAGGTGATATTGGCACAGCAACTAACGATGCTCCTGCTGGCCAAGCAGCTCAGTCAGCAAATGTAAATCCAGATACAGGAGCGAGTACAGTGGCACCTACGGTTAAAACTGGCACAGGCGGCACTTTAACTAGTAGTGATGGCAAAGCAGTGACAAGTCGTTCAGATGATGAAATTGCTTGGGCAAATGCTAATCCGGCAAATAGATTTAATCCAAATGGATACCCTGGTCCAGGTAATTGGGATCCAAGAACTGGTAACAAAAAAACAGATCCTAATGCTCCTGGTTTTTTTGATAAATTGTTTGGCAAAAAACAACCTGCTCAAGGTCAAGCCGCACAACCGGCACCGGCACCAGCAGCAGGATCAATGGGCACTCTTACCCCAGACCAACTTGCTACAATCAATCAAAACTTTGGTCCAAAAAAAGAAGATATCAGTATTTTAAGAAAGTTAGCCGGATTAAAATGAAATTAAATGAACTAGTAAAAACATTTGAAATTTATACTTCAAATGAAGAAAGAAATATGTTAAAAAAGCTAGATTACCCTAGGCTTCTTAGCAGTTTCAGCGAACGTGATCAATTCACAATTGAGGGTATGATTAGAAAAAGTTTGGTAATTAAGATAGGAGACAAAGATCCTAAAATTATAGCAAATGAATTTTAAAAATCAAGCAGAAAAATTAGAAAAATTTTTAGAAGAGGAATTTAAGAAAAAAACTCCTCTGGCAGTTTTACCAGATAAATCATTAGTATATAATAGATTTAAAATTAAGCAAAATAAGGCTAGAGGATATTATCTATGTCATATTAACAATGATGTAATTGATACATTTTATCTTAAAGCCACAGCAGCAATAGCAGCAAAGAATTATTACAATAGCAGATTTGATTTGTACAATCACATCAAGAACTTAGACACAGAATATTGGACTAACTTTATAGATTCTGCTATTTTTGAGGAAAGATATAAGAAAAGCAAGGATTTTGCTAAAAAACAAATTTATCTAGCAAGATATAGCTTAACTAAGCAAAGAGCAGAGAACTATAGAAATCAAATTGCTACAATTTTTAAAAATAGTTTTTGATAAATAATTTAAACAACCTTTTAGGGATAAAACGATGCAAGTAAAAGATCTATCACATCCAAAGAACAGCAAATCGCTGAATGAAAGCGTAGCTAAAACATTTGGTTATAAGTTAAATCTAGACGGGTTTTCAGATGCCCAATTAATGGTAGCACGAGACAAAATTGCTGAAAAATTAGCTACTTTCGAAAGCAGCCGTCAATACGATGCTGTGTACGAAAGTAACGAATATCATAAAGATCGTGCATTTTTGGATGTAATCTTACAGGCTCTTCAAGAAAGAAAACTAAACCCAGACGAAGAAGGCAAGCGTGAGAAGTATGTAAAAGGCATGAAGAAAGTTAAAGGCGACTTTAAAAAGCGTTACGGCGATCGTGGCGAAGAAGTAATGTATGCCACAGCTACTAAAATGGCCAAGAAAGAAAGTGTAGGCGAAGCAATGGATGTACTACGTCAGGCACTAAGTGAACAAGTTCTTACAGAAGGCGAAGAAGAAAAAGCAGCACTAATCATGTCCGCACGTGACATGGTAGATAAGATTACAGGCTGGTTAGAAGACACAGCGTCTATGAAGTCCGAGACGTTATTAGAATTATTAGACTCTATAAGAGATGAAATGGGCAGTGATGTAAGTGGTCAATTTGAACAGAAAGTTAAACCAGCATTAGACGAAATTTATACAAGTTTAGAAACGACAAGAACTGCGTTAGCACAGGCTGTATCAGTATTAACAGGCGAAGAGGCTCCAGGAATGGGTGGCGAAACTCCAGCAGCTCCAGCAGCTCCAGGTGGATTAGAAGGTGAAGTTGCAGCAGTAGGAGACGAGTTTGCCGCATCTGCTCCAGCAGCAGGTGGCGAAGAAGCAGCAGGCAGAGCACGTAGAGAAAGTGTAGAATATAGTCGCAAGTTAGGCCAAATTTTAAACTCAAAAAAAAAGTAATGGAAGGCACGGATGAATTAATCCGTGCTTTTAGAATTCTTCAAAAAAGAGCAAACAGCAAAGATAGTCAAGCTTCATACTCATGGTCTGCCATTAGTAATATGATAGGAGATCAAGTTGGTATTGAGCTAAACTATGACAACATAAATCCTATTATTCAATCTACTCCTGAATTAAAAAAACTTATAAAAAGTTATAGTGGTAAAGGTGTAGTGTTGAACACCAAAGCTAAAGAGGCTCCTACAGAATTTGGACAAAGTCCTGGCGTTGATATGGGTGCTGCCAAATCTGCTGCCAAGAATGTATTACAACAACCAGGTTGACATTAAGTAATAGTAACTTTATAATGTTACTATGAAACTATTACAACCTAAATTTAATTACTTAAAACTAGAACGCGACGAGTCATCTGGAAAACGATTATATGCATGTCCAGATGGCAGTCGTGTTCCTAGCGTTACTACTATTCTAGATAAAACCAAACCAGCAGAAGCACGTGAAGCACTAGCCGCGTGGAAAAAAGCAGTAGGCGAAAAGAAAGCACAAGAAATTACAACCGAAGCTGCTGGCCGCGGAACAAGAATGCACAAGTTTCTCGAAGATTATATCAAAGGAGAAACACTAAAAGAAACAGTGACTAATCCTTATGCAGCACAAAGTTTGGTAATGGCACGTAAAGTCATTGAACTAGGTTTTCCTAATGTAGGAGAAGTATGGGGCAGTGAAGTTCCGTTGTATTTTCCAGAACTGTATGCAGGTACAACAGATTGTGTAGGTATACACGATGGTGAAGAAAGTATACTGGACTTCAAACAAACTAATAAACCTAAAAAAATAGAATGGATTGACGATTACTTTCTGCAACTTACTGCCTATGCTCTAGCACATAACGAAGTGCATGGTACTAATATTAGAAAAGGCGTAATTATGATGTGTGTTCGTCCACCAGAAATAGAGCCTGGAAAGTGGGGAGAACCAGAATATCAGCAGTTTATCTTAGAACCTAAAGATTTTGACTACTGGACAGAACGTTGGTGTGACAGGGTGTCTGAATACTACAAGCTAATCAGCTAAATATCAAATAACAAGGATATCTGCGATGGCTGTAGTGCAAATTTCAAAAATTCAAATTAGAAGAGGAAGAGAGCAAACAGAAGGAATTCCTCAATTAAGCAGCGGAGAAATGGCCTGGGCTGTTGACACACAAAAACTATATATTGGTAACGGTGCTGTCAGTGAAGGTGCTCCAGCTGTAGGAAATACTAGGATTTTAACAGATACAGATAATCTGTTAGACTATGCTAACTACGTCTATAAAGAAGATGATCCTAATATTCAAACATCTGCAAGTGTAAATTATCCTGTAGAAAGAACATTACAAGATAGATTAGATGATCGTGTTAGTTGTGCAAGTTATGGTATTCTTCCTAACGGAGTAGATCAGACTGCTAACATTCAAAGGGCTATCGATAATCTTTATCTTAGCGGTACTACTAAGTTTAGTCCAGAATATAGAGTAGCACTGGAATTTCTTCCAGGAACATATTATATTCACAGTACCATCTATATTCCTAGCCATGTGACTTTAATAGGTGCAGGTCCTAGAAAAACTATATTCCAATTTGTAGGATCTAATAGTAACGTATTTGAATTTATTAGTGATTTGTCTACAAGCACTAACAGAATAACAGAACAGCCAGGAAGTGATACTGATAGATATAACCAACAACCTAAATATATCTACATGGGTAACTTTACAGTTAATACAGGTACTGTAGATGTACATGGTTTAAAAATGCACTCTGTTAGAGATAGTGTTTTCGAAGACATTGAATTCACAGGTGGATTTGGTGATAGTGCAGCATCTAGTGATAATGGTGTTGCTATTGGTTTATACTCGTTAAGTACTGCGGTAACTTCTCAAAGAAACAAATTCAATCGTATCGTTATGGATGGATTTACTTATGGAATATTTGCTAAGGAAGACATCTTAGACAATTCCTTTACCGAGTGTAGATTTGTTAGAAACAAATGGGGTATTAGTTTTGGTGCCAGTGACGGTAATGGAACTAGTCCAGCTAACGGTGCTGGCATTGGACAAGTTTATGGTCCTAGGTATAATCAAATTTCCAATTGCTTTTTCGAAGACATAGAACAAGAAGGGGTTATTGTACATGTCGGTTATGGAAACAAACTAAGAGGCAATACATTTGTTGGTGTTGGTAAAGATGGTGCCAATCTATTCCCTGACACTTATCATAACAAAGTAAAATTTATTGCAACAGGTAATAGTATTTTACACAATAGCTTCGATGCAACTAATTTAATTTCTAGCGACCTGAGTAGTCCTTATCGAGCAGAAGTTGGAGGCAATGTCTACACAGAAAATACAGAAACAATTACTGTAGACCTTAACACTAATCTTGGAGCACCTTTACCTAAATTTAGATTACCTATTGCTACTAACACAGGAGGAACTAGTCCTGACTATGGATATGAAATACATTATGTATTAAGAAGCAATAGTTATGACCAAGTTCGTAGAGGAAAAATTTCTGTAGCAATCGATGCAAGTACCACCGCAATACAACTAGCAGATGATTACGAATTCGTAGGATTGTCCTCTGCTGCGGAAAATATACAATTTAGTGCAACCATTATTTCAGGTGCAATCGAATTGAGATATACTAATACCAATATAGGAGATGTTTCGAAAATGATATTTACCTATAAAGCTTTAAGTTATCTTCCATAAATCTTTATACACATAGTTAATTTGGATTGTATCAAAGATAAATGTAACCATTGACATTACAAATAAAACAGTATATTATTTGTTAATAAAAGTTGATAAAGTATATGGTTACCAGTATAAAAACATTTAGTTGAAAAGACTTGTAGCCTACGAGTCTTCAATAAATAACACACCTACCTTATCATAAAAGAAAACGAAATATGTCTAATATCACAGTAATAAAAAGAAACGGAAAAAAAGAAGCACTAACAATCGAAAAATGGCAGACACAGATTGCTAAAGTGTGTAGCGGTATAGCAGATGTTAGCCAAAGTATGATTGAAATCAAAAGCCAGCCTCATTTCTATGATGGCATCACTACAAAAGAAATCGATGAAATTACACTAAGGGCTATTGTTGACTTAATCGATATCGAAAGCAATCCAGATTTAGGACACACTAATTATCAGTACGTAGCAGGCAAACAAAGATTAAGTATGTTACGTAAAGATGTATACGGAGGATATGAACCTCCTCGTCTATATGAAATCGTAAAGAAGAATGTGGCCACAGGTCTTTACACACAAGAATTATTAAATTGGTACACAGAAGAAGATTGGAACAAAATGAATGATATGATAGATCATTCAAAAGATGAGCAATACAGTTATGCTGCAATCGAGCAACTAATCGAAAAGTATCTAGTTAAGAATCGCAGCACAAAGGAAATATATGAAACTCCCCAAGTTCGATACATGGTCGCAGCAGCTACGGTCTTTCATCGTGAAGAGCCGAATCAAGCAAGGATGCGATATATTAAAGAATATTATACAGCGGCCAGCGACGGTTTGTTTACTTTGGCTACTCCCGTTCTTGCTGGCTTGGGCACGCCTACCAAGCAGTTTAGTAGCTGTGTCCTTATTCGTAGCGATGACGACCTTGATAGTATCTTCGCTAGTGGAGAAATGATGGCTAAGTATGCCAGTAAACGTGCGGGGATTGGATTGGAAATTGGTCGCCTACGCCCATTGGGCTCCCCTATTCGCGGTGGCGAAATTATGCACACTGGTATGCTGCCTTTTTTAAAGAAATGGTTTGCTGACTTAAGGAGTTGTAGTCAAGGTGGAATACGCAATGCTAGTGCTACTGTTTTTTATCCAATTTGGCATCATCAATTTGATGATCTTATCGTGCTTAAAAATAATCAAGGCACAGAAGAAACACGAGTACGACACATGGACTACGGCGTGGTGCTCAGTGCTTTCTTCTGGAGAAGGTTTAAGGATAAAGGGGTCATCACTTTCTTTGATCCCAATGAAGTACCAGACCTTTATGAAGCTTTCTACAGAGACACGAAACGGTTTGAAGATCTATACACCAAGTACGAGAAAGTACCTAGTCTGCGCAAGAAAACTATCTCAGCAGAAGAAGTTTTTAAAGGTGGAATTTTAAAAGAACGTACAGACACAGGACGTATCTATCTTGTGTTTATTGATAATGTTATGAACCAAGGACCATTTGATCCAGAATGGCACACTATCTATCAAAGTAATTTATGCTGTGAAATTTTATTGCCCACTAAGGCGTTCAAGAGATTAGATGATGAAGAAGGACGTATTGCCCTATGCACCTTGGGAAGTATCAACTGGGGTGCCTTTCGTAATCCAGAAGATATGCGACGTGCTTGTCGCATTCTACAACGCAGTCTATGTAATATCTTGGACTATCAAGATTTCTTATCAATTCAAAGTAAACTAAGCAATGACGAAATTCAACCTTTGGGTATTGGTGTTACTAATCTTGCTTATTGGCATGCTAAACGTAATCTCAAATATGGAGAAGCCGATGCATTGGGAGAGGTTAAGACCTGGATCGAGCATCAAGCTTACTACCTAACCGAAGCTACAGTTGAACTAGCCAAAGAAAGAGGCAAGTGTAAAGACAGTGATAGAACAAGATATGGACAAGGTATTTTTCCTTGGGAACTACGTGCAGAGGGTGTTAACGAATTAGCTGACTTCAGTCCTGAACTTGATTGGGAGCCTCTACGTGCTGAAATGAAACAGCACGGTGTTCGCAATGCTACACTAATGGCTATTGCTCCAGTCGAAAGTAGCAGTGTTGTTATAAACAGCACAAACGGTATTGAGATGCCCATGAGCTTAATCAGTGTTAAGGAAAGTAAAGCAGGGTCGTTTACACAAGTGGTTCCTGAATATCACAGACTAAAAAACAAATATCAGCTGATGTGGGATCAGAGAGACTGTGCCGGTTATATCAAAACAGCAGCAGTGTTAGCAGCTTATGTAGATCAAAGTATTAGTACTAATACTTTCTATAATCCTGCTCATTATGCAGATCGTAAAGTTCCTACTACATTGATTGCTAAAAATCTAATGCAGGCACACTACTGGGGAATTAAGACTTTTTATTATAGTTTAATTAATAAGACAGGTGTTAAACTACAAGAAGATCTCGGCGAGCCAAAGATGAATGGCTATCACGAAATTAATATGGATCTACTAGATGATGCCGACTGCGAGGCCTGTAAGTTATGACATATAGTTTTATTAGAAATGTATTATTAGAAGGTAGACCTGATAAATTAGAAATTAAAAAACTGCCTTACGATTATGACGAACTTGATCCAGCTATTTCTGAAGAGACAATAAGATATCATTACGGAAAATTGGCTAAGACATATGCTGAACGCTACAACAATAACGAAGGCGATCCAGTGTTCAACGAAGCAGGAGTTTTTCTACACAATATTTTGTTTCAACAATATCAAGGACCAAGTGGGTCAAACAAACCTACAGGAAATATTTTAACTTTTATTGAAAAACATTTTAAAAGTTTTGATAATTTCAAAAAAGAATTTGAAAAAGAAGCAATGAGTATACAAGGCAGTGGTTGGGTATATCTTAGCAAGAGCGGTAAGATTAAAAAAATTGTAAATCACGAAATTAAAAAAGATATAGTATTGTTAATCGATTGGTGGGAACATTCTTGGGCATTAGACTATCAATCAGATAAAAAGAAATATTTAGAAAATCAATGGAAAATAATAAATTGGGATCACATCAATGAGCAAACAGCAATATAATTTAAACACTAAGACAGACTATCTATCACGTAAGATGTTTTTAGATCCAGAAGGTCCTGTTACTATTCAACGATTTGAAGAAGTGAAATATCCTAAGATTCAAAAGATTGAACAGACAGCTAGAGGATTCTTTTGGGTACCAGAAGAAATTAGTCTAACTAAAGATGCCGGAGATTTTAAAGAAGCCAGCGATGCAGTTAAACATATCTTTACCAGTAACTTGTTAAGACAGACAGCCTTAGACAGTTTGCAAGGGCGTGGACCCGCACAAGTTTTTACTCCTTGTGTTAGTTTGCCTGAATTAGAAGCACTAATGTACAACTGGAGTTTCTTTGAAACTAATATTCATAGCCGTAGTTACAGCCACATTATTCGTAACATCTACAACGTGCCTAAGGAAGTGTTTAATACTATTCACGATACACAAGAAATAGTTGATATGGCCAGTAGTGTAGGCAAGTACTATGATTTATTACACAGACTAAATTGCCGTAAAGAACTGACAGAGAATGTAACAGAAATTGAACATGTCAAAGCAATTTGGTTAGCATTGAACGCCAGCTATGCTTTAGAAGCTTTTAGATTTATGGTTAGCTTTGCTACAAGCTTGGCCATGGTAGAGAACAAGATCTTTATTGGCAATGGTAATATTATTAGTTTAATTTTACAAGACGAACTATTACATAAAGAATGGACTGCTATGCTTATCAATGCAGTGGTTAAAGAAGATGAAAGATTCGTTCGTGCCAAAATAGAATGTGAAGCAGAAGTATATGCTATGTATGAAGATGTAATCAGAGAAGAAAAAGCGTGGGCAGATTATTTGTTCAAAAAGGGTCCTGTAATTGGACTTAATGCAAATATCTTAAAAGATTTTGTAGATTACACAGCAGCCGCGGCTCTAAAAGAAATTGGCATTAAGTATCAAAGTCCTGCACCGAAAACTACACCAATACCTTGGTTCAACAAGCACAGCGACACTAGTAAGAAACAAACTGCCTTACAAGAGAACGAGTCGACTAACTATGTTATAGGTGTTATGTCAGATGCTATAGATTATGAAGAGTTGCCAGTATTATAATGAAAAAATTAGCCATAGTTGGTGCTGGAACAGCCGGAATACAAGCATTGTGTCATTTTTTATCATACTTAGATGAAACATGGCAAGTAGTGTGTATTCATGACCCTTCTACGAAAATTTTTGGTATAGGAGAAAGTTCTAATCCTTCTTTCATCGCAGCTCTTCAAACTGGTGCAGATTTTGATCTAGTCTTTGATTTAGATAAATTAGACGGAACATTAAAGTTAGGAAGTCTATACAAAGATTGGAGAGAAGCTGATTTTCTTAATCCGTTTTTAGCAGGATCTTTGGCGATTCACTTTGATTCGGAAAAATTGAAATCATTCATACTGCCTAGATTAGTAAAAAAATGGAAGGAAAAGTTATCTGTCATAGAAGGCAAGGTAACATCGGTAAATCAAACTAACGAATCTGTGTTTCTATCTATCAATAACATCGACTATTCTTTTGATTATGTAATGGATTGCACAGGATTTCCTTCTAATTTCGAAAACTGCGTAGTCTTAGAAGATTTCACGGTAAATCATGCATTGATACATAATGTTAGACAACCCGGCGACTGGCACTATACCGGACATACTGCTACTCCAGATGGGTGGATGTTTGAAATACCCTTAACTTTCAGAAGAAGTTATGGTTATATGTTTAATGACAAAATTACATCTATAAATGATGCCCGAGCAAATTTTTCTCAACTCATTAATATACCTTTGGAACAATTAGATAACATCGAATACACTTTTAAGTCTTTTTATAGTAAAAATATTTTAGATAACCGAATTATAAAGAATGGCAATGCTGCAATATTCTTCGAACCATTATTTGCTAATTCTATTTTTAACTATGATAGAATTAATAGAATTTTCTTTGATTATATAACCCAGAAAATGTCTGCAGATAAAGTTGAATCTGATTTTCGATCTCTTGCAGAACAAGTTAGAGATATGATAGCTTACCATTATATTGGAGGTTCTACATATGATACAGACTTTTGGAAAATTACTTCTGAAAAAACAAAACCAATAGTTTTCAACTCTGTTTCATTTAATTTTTTTAAAGATTCATTAAAAAATATAACTAAAAATAAAAGTTATAGTTATGGAACTGGTAATAGTTGGTGTTTTAATGAACCTGCACTACTATTATTAGATAAAAATTTTCAATACAATTTTTATGTAGATGGAACAGAACATTTTATAGTATGAAAACACTAAGAGAATATATTAATTTGGTCACAGAAGAAGCCATAGAAGATAATTGGTTTAAAAGTGGAGGATTTAAAACTTATAAAAAACCAAATCCTGTCCATTATGAAACAGCTACAGATTCAGGAACAATCGATACATTAGAAGGTCCTGTTAGATATGAAGCTGGTCATAAAATTATTACTGGCCCTAAAGGAGAAAAATATCCTGTAAGTCCAGAATCGTTTTATGACAAATATGATGTAGATGATGAAAATACAGCAACACCTAAAAAAATAATTAAGTATGCTAAATTAGCAGACCATGATGGAGTATTACATACATCTTGGGGAGATCTAGAATACACAAAAGGAAATGATTATATAGTAAGACATGGCGAAGGAGATTATGGTGCAGTTAAAAAAGACATCTTTCATCAAACTTACGATACATCAAATATAAAGGATAAAGAATGAAAGCAGTAGTATGGAGTAAGTACCATTGTCCGTTTTGTGATCAGGCCAAGGCTTTGCTCACAATGAAAGGCATTGAATTTGAAGAAAAGAAAATTGGAGATGGATTTTCCAAAGAAGATTTATTAGAAGCAGTTCCAACAGCACGTACAGTTCCGCAGATTTTTTTAGATGGAAAATTAGTCGGTGGATTTACAGAACTTAAACAATATTTGAAAGGCTAATATGTTATTAGAAAAAACAAGATTTGATGAAAACGATGTAGTTACAATTAAGTTAATGTCAGGCGAAGAAGTTATAGGTAAATTTGTCAGTGATGATGAAAAACATTTTACATTGGATAGGCCTTTAATGTTAGCTATGAGTCAAAAAGGAATAGGAATGGCTCCTATACTAGTCACCGTGAATCCAGAAACAAAATTAAGATTCAATAAAAATGCAGTTATAGTTGCCGCACATTCAGATGACGAAATTGCTAAACAGTACATATATCAAACTACAGGTATTCAACCTGTAACTAACGGAGGGATAGTTTTATAATGCCATCAGTAGCTAGAATCGGGGATACTATATCAACTGGGCACGGGTGTGATGGAACAACTACATTAACCAGTCCATCAACTAACGTATTTGCTAATAGTAAAGGTATAGAAAGACAGGGAGACCCTACTGTCGTTCATCGTTTAACAGGTAGAGGTTGTTCAGTCACTCATACTGCCGTTATAAATGTAGGATCTGGGAACGTGTTTGTAAACAATAAAGCAATCGGAAGAGTTGGAGATTCAGCCGATGCCGGTGCTATTACATCCGGATCACCAAATGTATTTGCCAATTAAGTTGACTTTCGACCAACAAATCGTTATGTTTAATTCATGAAGAAAAAAATTATTTTAACTGATGCCGACGGTGTAATTTTAGACTGGGAATGGGCATTTAGAATTTGGATGCAAGAACGAGGATATAAACTTATCCCTAATGGGCATTACAGCTATCACTTTCACGATCATTTCGAAAATTTAACTCAAGAAGATTCTAAGAAAATGGTAAGAACTTTTAACGAAAGTGCTGCCATAGGTTTCCTTCCTGCATTAAGAGACGCTGCACACTATGTTAAGAGACTACATGAAGAACATGGTTATCAATTTCATTTAATCACTAGTCTAAGTAAAGATGAAAATGCACAGCGTCTTAGAGAAATGAATATAAAAAAAATCTTTGGATCTAACACATTTGAAAAATTTATTTTTTTAGATACTGGCGGAGATAAAGACGAGGTTTTATCTAATTATAAAGACAGCAACTTATTCTGGATTGAAGATAAGCCAGAAAACGCAGATGTTGGATACAAATTAGGTTTAAGATCTATTTTAATGGAACACGGACATAATATGAATCATGCGTGTTCTTATCCAATTGTAAAAAATTGGAAAGATATATATAACATTATAACCCAAGGAGAAAATAATGAGTAAGTATCAAGAATTAGTAGCATTAGTAGAATCAATGGAAGGCGACTTCGAAAAGTTTTATGACAAAGGTGTAGGCAGTGCTGGCACTCGTGTGCGTAAAGGACTACAAGAATTATCTAAGTTTTGTAAAGATGTGCGTAACGATGTAACTGCTGTCAAAAACGAACGTAAAGAATCTAAAACTAAATAATTTATAGGAGGCCAATATGGGTTATAGAGCTAAAACAAAAACCAAAGCAGCAGCAAGACGTGTTTTACGTAGAAAAGGAAGAATTTAAAATGGCTAAAATACTTAGAGAAAGAGCAGCAAAAACAAAAGCAGCATCAAGAGCTAAAACTACGAGAAGAAAGAAGAGCAAATAATGGCTTATTCGGATCAAGTTGTAGACCACTACGAAAATCCACGTAATGTTGGAAAACTTGATAAAGATGATCCAAGCGTGGGCACCGGGTTAGTTGGTGCACCTGCTTGCGGAGATGTACTTCAACTTCAAATCAAGGTAGAGGACAATGTTATCACAGATGCTAAATTTAAGACATATGGTTGCGGTTCGGCGATCGCATCTTCGTCGCTTGTCACTACGTGGCTTAAGGGAAAGAGTCTGGATGAGGCGAATTCGATTAAGAATACCCACATTGCGGAAGAACTCGCGTTACCTCCTGTCAAAATCCACTGTTCCATATTGGCGGAAGATGCAATTAAAGCAGCATTAGCAGATTATAAATCAAAAAATGATACAGCTAACAGAAATAGCAGCGAAGAAGGTACAGCAACAACTATCTAAAAGAGGTCGAGGCCTTGGCATAATGATTGGTGTAAGAACCACCGGTTGTTCAGGCCTCGCCTATAAATTAGAGTATGTTGATAATCCTCCGGTAACACGTGATTATATGACATACGATAGCAATGGAATAAAAATTTGGGTCAACGGCCGAGACTTACCATACATTGATGGAATGACTATGGATTGGCGACGTCAAGGTCTCAATGAAGGTTTTGATTTTATTAACAGTAAAGAAAAGGACCGATGCGGTTGCGGTGAATCATTTAGAATCTGACTATGTGGACTAGAGAAGATACCAAAAATTGGTTATTTCAAATAGAGCATAGGATAGAAGATTTTGAATATTATCTAAAACAAACCGAAAATTGGTGCGAGCTTCATGGCATCATCAACGATGCACAGTTGTTTATGTGCTACACAATGACCATTGTTTGGGTCAGTTATATGAGAGGCGAAAAACTAACCAAAACAGAAGTATTTGAAATTTTAGGATTCGAACAGCCTGATTTTTCGAACGACTTATATGAATTGGGTATAGAATTTCAAGACCTCGATCACGAATCATTGCTATATAAAGTGTGCAAAAATTTCGCTGAAGATTGACATTTACCAAAATTTGTAATATAATACATGTTTTAACACTTCAGGAGACATATTTTGACTATGCATTTGGAAGGCCCGTGGCTATCAACTACAGGCAAGCGAAAAGGCAAACAGAAATTTAGAAATTCCGAAGAGGCACAAAAGGCAAGACAATTGGACGAAGATTGGAAAGAATTACAGAAAAAATGGGGCTTTGAAGCTGAACAGAAGCGTAAAAAACGTGCGATGTCAGCAAGTACTTACGTAGCACCGAAACCGTTTCATAGAGGTGCAGATCAGCCCAAAATCCCAAGTTTACCATTTACTGGTGGTGCTTGTACTAAGCCTGAACAAAAGGTTTATACAGGTACAAAAGTAAAAGGAATCGGTACTATGCACAAGTCTAATGCAGTTCCTATCTTCAGTGATGAAGAAGCAGTTGACATTAGCAAAATGCGTAGATAATTCATTTTCAATCGAGATAATTAATTAACGGTTTGAAAAAAGAGAACTTATGGCCCTCGGATTTCAGCCCACAGCAGTTTTTAATATTTTTTGGACGGCTGGTGTGTAGCGATACACATTAACTAATAGGAGGATTTAACTATGGAAAAATATCTAAGAATTGGTATGCTCGTGCTGGGCGTATTCTTAGTAGGATCAGCAATACAGGCTATTACCAAAAATCGTATAGCCTACTATAAACAAGTCGAAATAGCTACTCAAGCAAAAATTGAAGCTAAAAATCGAGAACTTGTTGCTCTAAAAGATAGAGAGCGTCAATTAGAATGTTTGGCAAGAAATGTTTATTTCGAATCTGGATCAGAAAGTTTCGAAGGAAAAGTGGCAGTGGCCCAGGTTACTTTGAATAGATCAAAGCATCCTAACTTCCCAAATGATATTTGCCAAGTAGTCTACCAAAAAACATATTTTGACAAGTATGTTGTTTGCCAATTTAGTTGGTACTGCGAGAATGGTGGCAGACCAAAAATTAAGCATCCTGAGTTGTACAAAGAAAGTTATGAAGTTGCTAAAAAAGTTCTTTTGGAAAACTTCCGCTTATCTTCAATGAAAGATGCTATGTACTTTCATGCCGTTTATGTTAACCCAAATTGGGGTAAGGAACGGATTGGTGTAATCGGTAATCATGTTTTTTATAGGGATCGAAATGTCAAGAGTTAATAGATGGATCGAACACACTAAATTTGTGTTTACTAAACGAATTGGTGTAATTAGTTCAGAAACTATGGCTTGGTTGGCCAATATCATGTTACATGCTGCAACTATTCCTAGTTTGTTAGCAGTTAGCATGAGTCTTACAGATAAACTACCTAGTGTAGATTTGGTTTTACTTACTTGGGGTGCATTGACTTTGCTATTTGCCAAGGCAGTGATTATCAAAGATATGCTCAATGTTGCAACAATTGGTTTTGGATTTATCATTCAAAGTGTATTAATGATGTTGATTTTCTTTAAATAACCAAAAGTTGTTGACATTTGAAACCTTCTATAGTATTATATGTACTGTAGAAGGTTTTTTATTTTTAACACACAGAAAGGCACATATGAAAAAGGCATTTGTAGTTACTACTGTAGCACTTACCCTTACCGCTTGTTCAAGCATGAGTACTCTTCAAACCGAAAATGTTGAAAAGAAACAAGTACCCACTTGGTATCTAGAACATGCCGATACTGGAACTGAATCTAAAGGATTAAAGTTTTGGGATCGAGAAGGCATGTTTTATGCAGTAGCAGAAGATGTTAGTCCAAGTATGGAAATGGCATTGAAAAAAGCTACGCTGAAAGCAAAGGCCAAAATTGTAGACCGAGTCAACGGTGAAATGAACAACCGCACAACTTTGGTATATGGTGAATCTGGTTCTCCAGATGCTCCTATTGGTCGTGCCGAATCACAAGATGTTATTGTTAACCTTATTGCAGAAAGTGTTCTTAGAACTTATGGTCTAGAAAAGAAGATGGTAATTTGGAATCCAGAACTAAGAAACTATCGTGCTTTTGTACTAATGAAAATTAGTAAAAAAGATGTAGAAACTATGGCAGCACAATATGATCAAAGCAAACAGGTCAAACTACAGAATCGAGTAGCAGGCAAAACTGTAGACGAAACTGCTAGAGAAGTTCTTGAACAAGCGAGAAAATAATGGTACGCTATCTTGTTCTAGTATGTAGTGTGAGTCTCGCGGCTTGCACTACATATTCTCCACGTGCTCAATCTGAACAATACTGCGACCTTAAATCGGAAACAGTGGTCATTAAAGGTAAACACGGACAAGTTCAGGATGAGAGAACTATCGAGGTTATGAAGTGTAATGATAATCAGGTAGACAGATTGTTTCATGCACAAAGTGGTATGGCACAAAATTGTGGCGAATACAAATATTTTATGACACTTAATAATCGACCAGTAGAACGGAGAGGATATGCCTGCAAAAAATTTGATGGTACTTACGAAATTGTGCCTCATCCTAGTATGTACCAATAGTTTTGCTCAAAGTTGGGAAACACCAGTTTACGAAAATTGGCAACGTTCTGACAATCTTCCTGGATTTTTCTTTAACATTACTAAATGGTTTTCAAAAAGATTAAAACCTGAAGATGCAGCAATGCATACTCAAAGTGTATATCATGCATTGAACAATCTAGAAAATGGTGAACTGGTCGAATGGTTTAATCATAGAACAGATGCACAGGGCAAAACTAGAATCGTTTACACTTATCCAGGTAGTGGCAACATTTGCCGCAGAGTACATAGTTGGGTAAGGTTCGGTGCAGACGAAAAAAGTTTTCAAGATACTGCCTGTTATAATAATACAACAAATAGTTGGAATTTTATCGATAAATATTGACTATGAAAATTACATTTGCCGATAAAGGTATAGCATGGCTTGCCTTATTAAGCGGCCTTTCCATTTCTGCTGTTGCAGTTTACTATTCAGTCGCAGGACTGATTAGTATTTTCGCCGCCGCGGCGATTCCTATTGCTATTATGGGAATAGTGCTTGAACTCAGCAAATTAGTAGCCACTGTTTGGTTAAAACAAAACTGGTTCATTGCACCAAGATTAATTAAGGCATATCTATTAATTGCAGTTACCATTTTAATGGTAATTACATCCATGGGTATCTTTGGTTATTTGTCCAAGGCCCATTTAGATCAAGCAGTACCTACAGGCGATGTTGTTGCCAAAGTCGCATTAATAGATGAAAAGATTAAAACAGAACGTGATAACATTGATGTTGCTAAAAAAGCACTACTGCAAATGGATGCACAGGTCGATGCTAGACTAAGTCGCAGTGACGATGAACGTGGTGCAGAACGTGCAGTACAAATTCGTAAAGCACAGGCCAAAGAACGTGCCAGCTTACAAGCAGATATTGCAAAGAGTCAAAAAGCTATTGCAGCATTAAACGTTGAACGTGCTCCAATCGCTAGCGAGTTACGCAAAGTAGAAGCCGAAGTAGGCCCGATTAAATATATTGCGGCTTTACTTTATGGTGATAATCCGGATCAAAATGTTTTAGAACGTGCTGTACGTTGGGTAATAATTTTAATTGTTATCATTTTTGATCCACTGGCAGTTGTGATGTTATTAGCTAGTCAGTATAGTTTCCAATACTTTAGACGAGTCAAGGAGGAAGAAGATGCTGCTGCCGATATTATTACCGCACCTGATAGTGTACCTGTGGGTGGACCTGTGGTTGGAAATGAACCCGTGGTTGAACAACCTATCGAACAACCCGTCGAAGAATCCGCAGAGCCAATAGTTGAATCTCAACGTGTAGAATATACAAGTCCTGGTCCTTGTCCACATTGTGGCAAGCATTTAATTGTCGCTCCTGGTATTGATACATTCTGTCCTGATAAAGAATGTGAATATAATAAATCAGGCAATCCAGAAGTTGATGCTTTCTTCGCTCATTTAAGAGAAACGGCCAAAGAAATAGACGAAGGCAAATATGAAGCCGATGATGGTCCATTGACTGATGAGCAAATTGCTCAATTACGTGAACAAGCCGAAGAAGATCTTCCTAAAGGCGATATAGTTAAAACTGATAACTTGTTCGAAGAGAATCAAGAACCATATCCTTTCCCTATGCAACGTCCTATAGAAGGAGATGCTAAGTTAGAACAGGACATTATTAATAGTATGCCTGTTTTAGAAAATGAAGAAACTTGGACTCAAAGAGTTATAGATGAGCAGGATGATCCCGAAGACACAGATGCAAAACGTCAATGGAAATTAGAAAATCCTAATGACACAATTAAAAGACAACGAGCATTATATGAAAAAGGTTTAATTGATCATCTTCCTTGGGAAACCATAGAAAAATTTGACGAAGAAAAAACTGCTGATAAAATAACATATGTTCAGAACCAAGAACAGAATCAAGAATCAATTTGGCAGCAAATTAAGAAAAATCAAAGCTAAGTAAAAGATGCATATTGGAAAAATTAATTTAATCACAGCACCTGACAGATTATATAATTCGAATATTTCGTACCTTTTGGTGAAACCTAGTGCCAAACTGAAAATTCAATTTCAGCATAATCTAAAACAAATAGATGACGATGTTAATGTTTACATTTTTGATGATACAGAAACTGACATCGATTGGCTGTTAAGTGTAGGCAAGATTGCAGATTTCATTATTGTAGATATAGATAATTGTGATTATCAAACAAAATTGTTTATATCGCTTTTGCTGATTCAACCAAATTCTTACTACCTAACTAGTGACGAATCTACTCCTTGGTCTTTAATAAGTAGGAATAGGATTTTTAATTTGGACTGGGTATTAGAAGTTTTAAATGGAGATGACGAGGAAGACGATGCCTAAAAAAGGAACTACAGTAATCCTTAGAGATGGAGACGATGTAAACAAGGCTCTAAGAAAATTAAAAAACAAAGTCGAAGAAGGCGGAGCATTAAAAGCTCTTCAAAAGAAAGAACATTACGAAAAACCCACAACTGCTCGAAAGCGTAAAAAAGCTGCTGGCAGAGCACGTTTCTTAAAGAAATTAGAAAAAGAACAATTACCAAAAAAGTTGTTTTAATTAACAAAATCTAGTACAATAAAATTTTAGAAAGAATTTATGCTATCTGATATAATGATAGATTTGGAGACCTTGTCTACTTCAACAAATGCATCGATATTAACTATCGGTGCTGTAAAATTTGATCCGTTCAACAACGATATCGATAATTCTACTTGCGAGAAGTTTTATCTAAAAGTAGACTTAGATAGTTGTGATGCACTAGGCTTAGATGTAAGCGAAGATACATTAGAATGGTGGAGTAAACAAAGTAAAGAAGCACAGGAAGAAGCTTTCAGTACAGACAATCGAATTCATATAAGAGAAGCATTTAATCAATTGTATAAATTTTGTTGGGGAGCCAAGCGTGTTTGGAGTCATGGTGCCGCTTTTGACATTGTTATTTGCGAAAACGTTTTTAGAAAACTTAATAAGGCAGTCCCTTGGAACTTCTGGGAAGTTAGGGATACTAGGACGCTTTTTGATTTAGGGATTGACCCTCAAAGACCTCCAGTGCTTAAACACCATGCTTTAGAAGATGCTTGGAATCAAGCAGTAGGCGTACAAAATGTATTTCAAAGGTTACGCAGCAGCACACAATTTAATGGAAAACTGATTCAGCCCTTGGCTAATCAGAGATAAATAAAATTGTATATCGCCATACGGGTTATACAAAGGACATGAGTCCAAACAATCTTGCTTAATTAAGGAGAAAATGTATGAGCAAAATCATTGGTATCGATTTGGGTACAACAAACAGTTGTGTAGCAGTAATTGAAAATGGCACAGTTAAAATTATTGAAAACAGTGAAGGTGCCAGAACTACTCCAAGTATCGTCGCATACACAAACGAAGAAATTTTAGTTGGAGCACCAGCTAAACGTCAAGCAGTAACTAATCCTAAAAACACAATCTATGCAGCCAAGCGTTTAATCGGCCGCAAATTTAAAGAACAAGCAGTACAAAAAGATATCGATTTGATGCCTTACGAAATCACAGAGGCTAAAAATGGCGATGCATGGATTCGTGCTAACGACAAAGAATTAGCACCTCCTCAAATTTCAGCAGAAGTTCTACGTAAAATGAAAAAAACTGCTGAAGACTATCTTGGTGCAGAAGTTACTCAAGCAGTTATCACCGTACCTGCATACTTCAACGACAGTCAACGTCAAGCAACTAAAGATGCTGGTAAGATTGCTGGATTAGAAGTTCTACGTATTATTAACGAGCCTACCGCAGCAGCTCTTGCATATGGTGTAGATAAGACTGACAAGAAAGATCGTAAAGTTGCTGTTTATGATCTAGGTGGTGGTACTTTTGATGTTTCCATTATTGAAATCGCCAATGTAGATGGCGATAAACAAATCGAAGTACTAAGCACAAATGGTGATACATTCCTTGGTGGCGAAGATTTTGATAATCGTATTATGGATCATCTTGTTTCCGAATTTAAAAAGGAACAAGGAATTGATTTGAGTAAAGACGTTATGGCACTACAGCGTCTAAAAGAAGCAGCAGAACGTACAAAGATTGAATTAAGTAATAGCACACAAACTGACGTTAACCTTCCTTATATTACCGCAGATGCTACAGGTCCTAAACATCTTAATATTAAAGTAACTCGTGCAAAATTAGAGAGCTTAGTCGAAGATTTGATTCAACGTAGTCTTGCTCCTTGTCGTCAAGCATTAAATGATGCAAAAGTAACTGCCGCCGATATCGATGAAGTTATTTTAGTTGGTGGTCAAACACGTATGCCTAAGGTGCAAGAAGAAGTTGAAAAACTATTTGGCAAGACACCACGCAAAGATGTTAACCCTGATGAGGCAGTGGCTGCTGGTGCTGCGGTACAAGGTGCTGTGCTAGGAGGAGATCGTAAAGACGTTCTACTATTAGATGTCACTCCATTAAGTCTTGGTATTGAAACTATGGGCGGTATCTTTACTAAATTAATTACTAAGAATACAACTATTCCTACCAAAGCTAGTCAAGTGTTTAGTACTGCGGAAGATAATCAGCCAGCAGTTACTATCAAAATTGCACAGGGTGAGCGTGAAATGTTCGCTTATAATAAATCATTAGGCGAATTTAACTTAGAAGGTATTGCACCTGCACGTAGAGGTGTTCCTCAAATCGAAGTTACAATTGATATCGATGCCAACGGCATTATGCATGTTAGTGCTAAAGATAAAAACACAGGTAAGGAAAATAAGATTACCATTAAGAGTGACAGTGGTTTAACTGCTGAAGAAATCGAACGTATGGTACAAGATGCAGAAGTTAATGCAGAAGAGGATCGTAAACAACGTGAATTAATCGAGGCACGTAACAACGCCGAAGGTATAGTACATAATCTTCGTAATGATATGAAAGAAGTAGAATCAAATCTTACCGAAGAAGAAAAAACAAAGATTAACGAGGCTTGTCAGGCAGCAGAAGAGGCACATAAAGGCACAGATAAAGAAAAAATTAATGAATGTATTTCAAAGCTTTTCGAAGTTCAACAAATCATTGCAACAGCGAAAAGTAAAACCGAATCTTCAAGTGGAAATTCCGACGAAGTTGTAGTTGATGCAGAATTCAAGGAAACCACTTAAGACTTATATTTGACGCCTTTGGGTCAAATATTGTATCTTGCTTAATTTAAGGAGAAATCAAATGACAATGAATGGTACAGTAGCACGTTTTGATACAACAGCATTAAACAAAGCTTTAGTAGGATTTGACAGATTGTTCGATACTTTCGAATCAAGATTTGCAAATCAGTTATCTACTAACTATCCTCCGCATAATATTGTTAAAACTGACGACACACATTATCAAATTGAAATAGCAGTTGCTGGTTTCAAAAAACATGAGATAAATGTTGAAGTTGAACAAGACATGCTAACAGTGAGGGGAGAATCAGAAGCAACTAACGAAACTTTAACTAGACAATACCTACACCGAGGTTTAAGTAGCAGAAGTTTTGTAAGAAGTTGGCAACTAGCAGAACATATGGTTGTAAATGGAGCCGAGATTAAAGACGGAATCTTAACTATTAGCCTTGAATATATTATTCCAGAAGAAAAGAAAGCTCGAGTAATTGACATTGTAGAAGTTAAGTAATATAATAAGGGGAAAGTTTAACTTTCCCCTAATTTTTATGGAGGCAGTGATGGCAGTAGATTCTGATGTAAAAATCGACGAAAAAATTAAACAAAAATATCAAGAACCGAAAAAGTGGAAAGTCATATTTCTAAACGACGATTACACTCCGATGGATTTCGTTATAGAAGTATTAACAGAAGTTTTTAAACATAGCCAAGAAACTGCAAAAGAGATCACTATGGAGATACATAATAGTGGTAGTGGTATTGCAGGTGTTTATACATTCGACATAGCAGAAGCCAAAGCTGTCGAAGTAACCACAGTTGCTAGATCACAAGGATTCCCACTCCAAGTTAAAATGGAAGAAGAATGAGTTTACGTGAAATAACCAAAGAGTTACATGCAGACGCAGAAAGAACTATATTTGCTAAAAAACTTGTAACAGGATCATTTACTAAAGAAGAATATGCTAACTATCTTTGGCAAATGGTTCTCGTTTATAACGGAATAGAAACTTCGGCAAATAGTCAAGGTATGTTAAAAAACTTACCTGACATTGAACGAGCACACAAAATCTATCAAGACTGTATCGAACTAGTAGGTAATAATCATAATCTTAAGTGGTTGCCAGAAACTATTGAATATTATCAATATGTACTAGCTCTTAACTATGACACTGAAAGACGTCATTTAGTTAAAGCACACTTGTATTGTCGTCATATGGGTGATTTATTTGGCGGACAAATTATTGCTAAAAAATGTCCAGGCCAAGGCCGCTTTTATCAATTCAAAGATGCTGAAAATTTGAAAACTGCTATAAGAGCAGAGTTAACAGATGACTTAGGCGACGAAGCCAAAGTTGCTTTTCAATGGGCAATTAAAATTATGAAAGCTTTGGTAAAAGATGAGTGATGTTTGGAATACACTAATTGGCATACAGAATTTACTAGAAGACAAATTTAATGAAACCGGCAGAGAAATACATGAGCCTGGCATGGATCGTTTTAACCAGCCTGGTTGGGTTAATCGCGTATGGAGTGGCGAACGTTATCGCAGAGCACACATAGATGTCGTTGATGCCAGAGAAACAAAAGGTCTTTGGATGATGCATTGCTGTGTTTTTCCACATATCCATAATCCTGCTCCAATATATGGATTTGATGTAATAGCCGGTAAGAACAAAATTACCGGTTGTTTTCACGATTTCAGTCCAGCAGGCGATCACGAACATCCCTTAATAGATTGGTTCTCTGCTGAAGCGGCCAAATTACGGTGGAATAAAACTAGAAAATTACCAGATTGGGCAGAGCGTATTTTTACTGGTAGTATGATAGCTGCGGGCAACGTTCAAGACGAGAATGAACTAAATCAGATATTTGATATCGCAAATCGTAGTATAAGACACTATCTGAATTGTGTAGCCGAATCTAATTTTACACATAAAAACACTATACCTAATCAGAACTATTACTGCGAAAATCAAAAACAAAACCCGCATACACCCAAAGTTATGGCTAGTTTAGGGCTCGATGAAGAAGATGTGCGTGTTTTTATACAGGACTGCTTGTTCCCTGAAATACGCTAAATATTAGACTATGCGAGCAAATGAATTCTTAGTAGAAGCTACCCTATCTAGCGGCACAACTTTCACTAGTTGGCCAACATATCTTCAAGGACTTTTATCCGGCAACATAAGTTTAGGTACTTCGGGTGAAAAAGCACAAGGTTTAGAATTAGATTTAGAATCTAAAAATGCAGTTAAATCACTAATTGATGGAGTTTATACTGCAACAGACAAAGGGCAATATGCTCTGCAAATAGCAAATACTGTTTTAACTTTTACCAATGGAACACAGGCAAAAATAAGTCATATATTTAAAAGTCCTGGACTTAAAGGTTCAACAGATGCTATTCCTGCTCTTCAAACAAGAACTGCTGGATTAGTAGCAGAAGCACTACTTGGTGTAGCCATGTATGCCAAATTAATTTCAAGAGGCGGTGACCTTACAGCAGAAATTACTTCAGAGGATGTCTGGAATATTGTAGGTAGAATTAAACCACAAGGATCAGATTCTTTAGTAGACAACGTAAAAGACATTGATAATAAAGTTTCAGATTCTATAAGCCTTGTTATTACTCTAGCAACAGATATTCAAGAAGTTTTAACGAATCCAAAATATCAGTCGATGTTTAAAGAAAAAGTCCAGAGTTGGTGTAACTATGTGAATGCAGATCTTTCACAAAAATATGCAGACACTTTGTACAAAAATAATAGACCAGATAACGTTACTATTAGATTAGCAGGTAAAGAAGGCGGCAAGGTCGATGTGCTGATAAATGTTCTTGACAAAGAAGGTCGTCCAACTAAAAAATTAGCACAAGTAAAGTTAAGTGTTAAATTATCTGACAGTCTAATTGGTCAACAAGCAAGAGGTAAAACACACGAAGAAGTATATGTTAATTTAGAAAAATTATTTGATCCTTTAGGTGTAGATTTATCTTTAAAGAAAGCTAAAATTTTAAAAGCAGCATTGACATCAGGCATACATAATCAATTTGCAGGTGCAATGGAAGTTGCATATAAAGAAGCTGCTAATCAGTTATCTAGAATTGCTAAGGGAGAAAAAAATGATGTGTCCTTAGCACAACGAGTTGCAAAATTAACAGACTATCATGCCACAGCAAATGACCCTGAAATACAAGTAATCGAACAAAGCCCTGGCGGTGACTATAGATTGTTAAACTACAAAGGGTTAAAACAAGTTTTTGCTAAAAATAATATAGATGTAGCTATTGATTATTCTGCAGGAGTTTCATCCAAAATTCAGGAAGGCTCTATGCCTAGAATAATTTTTTATGATAAAAATACTCCTGGTAAAGCTGGAAAATTAGTTGAGATTAGATACAGGGCAAGAGGAAATTATGCTAATCATATAATTGAGCCTGGGTCGTTGCTAAAGGAATTAGCAGCATATAATAGATTTAAGAAATCTAAGTAAATAAAATTATGAAAACACTACTAGCTGCCATCTTACTGGCCACTACAGCCGTGGCAGCTACAGCTGAACCTCGATCAAAACAAGTTAAGTTCGTGTGTGCAAGTTTTGAAGATCTTGAAGCGACCATAGAAAGATACGGTGAAAAAATGGTTATAGCTACACAAGCTCCTAACGAACTAACTGTAAACATACTTTATGTAAATTTAGAAACACAAACTTCAAGCTGGATTTTACATGATTTACGAACAGACGAATATTGTATGGTCGGCGTAGGTAAAGCTATACACATTCCAGATGATAGTCCGCTTAAACAGGACTCTGTGAAAGGAACAAGAATAATTTATAAGTAAGCCTGGAAATTCCAGGCTTTTTTTTGGAGTGAAATATGACATGGTTCGCACATAGACCTAAAAAATACCCAGTACCACCCTCACCCCCAGAGCCACACAGAACACCGCAAAGATAAAATAAATACTGAATGAGATTCAGTGAAATTAAAGAAACTGTAGAAGACAGTTCAATGATCAATCGTTTGGCCAATGCTGTGGCCAAATGGATGTATCAAAATGAACCAGCAGAATATCCTGTTCAATCTATTGGAAAAATGACAGGTATTAAAGATACTCCTTTAAGTAAATTAGGAATTACATTTGATTACCTAGAAAAAGATACAGTAGCAGAATATCATAGAGAACACGAAAGTAAACCTATGATTGTTGTAAATCTTGATGAATGGCACGATGAAGATTATGCCAGCATTGCCGAATATGTAGCACATGAATTAAGACACGCATTAGACGATGTGAAATTTAAAGGTAAACATCATGTAAGTTACTGGGCAGCACAAGATAGATATCAGCAGCCTAAAAATAAAGATGAACCTTACTGGAGTAAACCCAGTGAAATAAATGCTCGTGTTCAACAAGCATTGCACAATGTAGATTATATTAAAAGAGATAATCCAGGAGCCAGTATAAAAGAGTTATGGCCCGAAATTAAAGATATGTTAGATGAATTGAAACTAACAGAATATCCTGGATATGAAAGAATTGTTAAACGAGTGCTTGCCTACGCCACGCAAGATTAAAGAATTCTAATATCTTAAACCACATCCAACCTATATCAAATTCCCACCACTTAGAACTTAGTTTAGGATTAGCTGGATTTTCATGATGATTATTATGTAATTCCTCGCCACCTATTATGATTCCCCATGGAACAATATTAGTGCTTGAATCGTCAGTATCGGTGTTACGGTAACCAAAATAATGTCCTAGGCCGTTAATAACACCAGCAGCCCAAAGAGGAATCCATAACATTTGTACTCCCCACACAATAAAACCAGCAAGGCCAAAAAGAACAAGGTCAATGACCAACATCAAAAGAATCCCTAACCAGTTGTGGGGAGTATAAATGTTACGTTCTATCCAATCGTCTGGAGTACCTGCTCCATACGAGTTGATCATATCTTTATCTTTAGCAGCTTGACTGTAAAGGAATGCACCATAAAAAAGTACATAAAAAATACCATATACTTTTGGGCTGTGTGGATCTTCTAATCCATCGGTAAATCTGTGATGCTTTCGATGTACGGCTACCCATTGTTTAGTTATCATGCCAGTGGTAAGCCATAACCAAAATCTCATAAAGTGTTTTGCCACAGGATGAAATTCGATTCCTCTATGTGCTTGACTACGGTGTAAAAAGAGAGTGACGCAGACTATGGTGATATGTGTCATCACCAGTGTTGCAATAATTGTATACATTAGTTACTTATCTACCTTGACCGCGGTATCGTTTAAAACTTTTCTTTTCTTGTTTATTCATAGTGCTTGTTTTAATTTTACCGCCTTGTTTGCTTAGTTTTACAATAGGAGTATGAGCTGCTACTCCGGTACCTTTTGCTTTAGCCATTTATTTCCCCTTCGTTATCTTTGCAATCTGGACATAGGCATTCATTACAATCGCAATCGTCTGTTAAACAACTATGTCCGCAATGTTTATGACATCCACAAGAGCATTTATTTGGTTTAATGTAAGACATATTATCTTCAAAAACATGCATTATAAATACACTCCTAGAGACTGTATTTATTTCCGCAGGAT